TTGAGATGTGTACTCAGCTGCTCGACACGCTAGAGGAGCCGAAGGAAATCTCCAAGATCATGTATGCCGTTTCTTACCTGGTAAACTCGGCCGTCAAATACTTAGATCATCGAGATGTTCGCTCCCGTCTAGATGAAATCACAGAAGCAGTTGAGGAGTCTGGCGCTTCTGACCTAGCAGAGAAGATAGAAAGCTTTGTGATAGATTTTAAGCAGGCAAAGAGCGGAAGGCCTTCAAGGTCTGAAGGTGGAAAGTACAAGAAGCCGTTATAGAGGGCATGCAACATGGCAAAACCAAAGCTTGGAACTGGGGCTAGGTTTAAAGCGCTTAAGAATAAGCTTTCCGCAAAGGGAGCGATCAATCCTGCTGCGCTAGCGGCATGGATTGGAAGGAAGAAATATGGGAAGACTAAGTTCCAAAAGTTAGCCGCGAAGGGGAAGAAGTAATGCCGTTCAAAAGCGGGAAGCAAAAGCGCTTCTTTGGCATGTGCGCGGGTGGAAAGATCAAGGAAGGTTGTCCGCCGCGAGATGTTATAGATGAATTCTTTGAGGCTGATAGAAAGATGAAAGGCAAGAAAGGAAGAAGAAAGAAAGGATGCTAGCCAGAGGATAGTGTTGTGTATACACGAGGCGGAGAGCACAAAAAAGGAGACAACGCTTTTGGGGCCACCCGAGAGCAGCCACTAAGCCGAGCCTCCGCATTCAAGTGTAGACATGTCTTGCGCAAAAGTCAATAGAAAGGATACTAGTGCGCCATAGGATATTCTTTCCTAATCCAGTCCAAAAGCGATTCATAGAAAGCCGTGGAATTGCCGACCTGTTCTGTTCTAGGATGGGCGAAGGCAAAACCACGGCTTTAGTTATGTCTTGCTTTTATCACACTCTCAACAATCCTGGGGCGCATTGGGTAATCATCAGGGAAACTTGGCAATCCTTAAAGCGCACAACATACCAGGAGTTCCTAAACTGGTTTGAGCCTTATGTAGAGACTAAGCAGGAGAATTCCTCTTCTGCTGTAGCGGTTTGGAAGAAGCCTTTGAAAGGCAAAGTCTGGTTCATTCCAGCTGACAGCCCGATGGATTCTGGCAAGCTACAATCTCTTGAGATTGCCGGCGTTGGAATAGATGAGGCTGTTCCAGTCGGAATGTCTGGCGGTGTTTCTGAAACCGTCTTCGATATCATGCTGGGCAGAAGGCGTCAGAAAGGAATGAACTGGATGGCTTGCAAGGTAGTATGCAATAACCCATCGCCACAGCATTGGGTCTATAGGCGCTTTATAGAAACTCCAATTGAGGGATTCAACGTCTTCCAGACTGACGCGCCAGAAAACGTACACAACCTTCCACCATCCTATTACGATGAGCTTAAGGCCGTCTGGGCGCACAGGAAAGACTTAATCCGTCGCTACGTTCAAGGAGAATACTGTGCCGTCTACGAAGGAGAGCCAGCAGTCCCGACGTTCGATGTAGAGAAGCACGTTTGCGAAGCGGACAGCATGCCGCCGCTAGACAGGTCGAAAGAGGTTATTGCGCTTTGGGACGCTTCTATGCATCCAGCGCTTCTGATATGTCAGCTACACAACGGCAAGCTGTACGTCTATGATGAGTTCTTTGGAACCGGCATAGGAGTTTATGAGCTAATCAAGGATCATTTGAGCCCCCAATACTTTGGCCTTAAGTTTAGGCATATTGGGGACGATACGATGACAAGGATGGAGCAGTCAAAAGCCTATGCGGCGGATAGGGCAAACTGCGCCGCCAATGTAATCATAAAGATGCTTGGAGGGACATTTACTCCTGGCGCGCATTACATTCATACGCGACTGGAAGCGATCCAGATGGCATGTTATGATGGGGATGTAATTGTTTCCAAGAACTGTCGCTATTTGGTTGAAGCATTAGCAGGCGCTTGGTCTCTAGTGGAGACTAACAAGAAGAAGAGCCACCCTTATTCTGACTTGGGGGATGCGCTTTCTTATGGTTGTAGCGTCGTCTTTGTCAACAAGCTAATTAGAAAGGCGAATCGTTTGGCTTCGGCAAAGCAGAATGTTTATACCTTCAAGAATGCAGCCACCTACTCCAGATAAAGGCCCATTAGATTACACCATTCTAACATACGCGTGGGTAATTTTCCTTTCAATGTTTGGTGGATTCGCCAGTTTTGTTGTCAAACTAAAGGAAGGGAAAGTAAGGGCATTCAACATAACAGAACTAGTTGGAGATTTGGTTATAAGCGCGTTCGCCGGCATAATAACTTTCTATCTGTGCCAATCTGCCGGTTTTGGCAATACATTTACTGCGGCGCTTGTCGGAATATCCGGCCATATGGGCGGAAGAGCAATCCATCTATTTGAAAAGTTTATGGAGAATTTTGTCAGTAAGTGATAACGTCATTTATCCTTTGCTTGTTTTCGATTGTTCTTCTTCTTATCTCAGACAGAGACCCTTCTGTATTAGAGCCGCTTGAAATGTTTGCTTATGCGGTCATGCTTTACGGATCATTAAATCTTTTGGTTGACATATTTTGTGAAGAAGAAGATGAATGATAGGGTTGAGAAATCGATAGGAATCATATTGGCCATAATCTTCCTTTTTCTTTTTGGCACACTTGCTGTGTCTTCAATACACATAATCATCAATGAATTATTATAGTCCGCCTCCGTCTAATTACTCAACCGGCTTTGAAGGCCTTTGCCAGAACTGCGGCAAGTATATAGGGAACTATTCCGTCTACTACTCTAACGTTTGCGAGGATTGCGAAGCCGCTTTGACAGAAGCGGTACAGCATTCAAAAGCATTAGCCTACAGGTTCGGAGCCTATGCAAAAAGAAAGAGAGATATTAGATTATATTGACGTATGCTATAGGGAATCTGAGGATTCAAGGAAGAAGAGAAAAGAGAAGAACAAGATTAACGTAGAGGCGTATAACTCTTGCTTTCCTGACGACTTCTTAGAAGGGAAATCAGAAGATCAATCGACACAGTTTATCCCCAAAACATTCGTTGCTGTAGAACGCCTCTCCAAGTTCATAACTAAAGCAATCACTGACGCTGGCAACGAATTCTTCACCGTAGAGACAGGAAAAGTAGACATTGATCCAGAAGTAGCTAGGGCACTAATTTCCGCCTACCTAAACCACATTGGCCCTAGCGGGGAATCATTTCTAGAGATAATAGAGAGGTGCATTAAGTTTGGTCTCCTGAAAGGAGAGATGGTTGCCAAGGTAACAGGCGCTCTCTCTCCAACCACGTTAGTTATGGCGGAAGGGAGCCAAGAGATAGAAGTCTTCAAGCCAACCATTTCCGCTATTGATCCAGACTTCTACTTTCCTGATCCAACCGGCCGTGGCCTGTACGAGATACAGGAGATAGAGCAAGACTGGTATACGCTTAAAGACTTAGCCAAAGCTGGAGTTTACAAGAAGAAAGAGGTCGATGAGCTTGGTAAAGGAGAGAAAGAGTATAGGAAGCCTATAAAGCTTAAAGAAGCCTACGGAACCTTCTTGAGCAAAGACGGAGAACCAATAAAGCGCAATGCTATTGCAGTCTGCGCTGATGACCGTTTGCTTCGCTTTGAGGATAATCCATTTTGGCATGGAGAGTCTCCTTTCGTCTACAAGCGCATTACTGTTCCAGTCACGGAAGAATCCATACCTGCTATCCTGGACGGCCCTGTAGGTCTTAACTTTTGCATGAATGAGCTGTTTAACTTGATGTTAGATTCTGCCGTTCGTGCAAACATAGGCGTAAACGCCATTCACCTTGGACTTTTGGAGAATCCGAACGACATTATAGGCGGCGTCAAATCTGGAAGCACAGTGCGAATTCGTGCGGATGCTCCAATTGGGGCGCGCGTAGTCGAGCATATGCCAATCGGGGAAATAAATCCCCTAACGTTACAAATGTACGGCGTCCTAGAAAGCCTATTCGTAGATTCTTCGGTGCTTACCGACATAGCAATTGGTAGGGCGCCGCCAAAGGAAGCTACCGCTACCGAGATTGTGCAGCTGACTCAAAGCCAGTCTGTTTTGCTTTCTGGGTTTATCCTTTCTGTGGAGGCCTTTATAAGTTCTATCCTCCGCAAGCTTTGGTTGATCCTGATGCAAAACCTAGAGTTCTTGAAGACAGACGACATCATCTCTGCCATTGGCCCTATAGAAGCGATTAAGCTTATTCAGATGTCGCCAGAGGAGAGATTCCAAGCATTCTCTGGAATCGGCCTCACAGTTAAAGGAATTTCTGACCTGCTGAGGAGAAGCAGCGACATTCAAAAGTACACCCAATTTATGGGTACTTTCCTTTCTTCTCCTACGTTAGCGCAAGCGTTCCTAACGCGCTTTGATATGTACAAGTACATGTTCAAGCTAGCAAAGCTTTATGGCATAGATATAAGCGACGTCTCTATGTCTCCTCAAGATCAACAAGCAGTAGAGATGATGGCGTCTCAATATATGCTTGGCGGCGGAGGATTAGCTCCTCAACAGCAGGCTAAACAGTCACAAGCTCAACAGAAACAAGTAGGTGCTAATAATGTCATCGGAGCTCAACAATAGGATAAGGGATTTAGCGACCTGGTACTATTATCATGAGCCGCACATAGAGGATGTAGATAAGAGGCTTGAGTTTTACCAAGACACCATCTCAACGCTGATAGAGATAGCGGCCATAATCGCAAAAGATATTCAAAAGCTGGAAAACAAGCCACAAAAAGATGAGGTTAAGCTATTGATTCCAAAAGGGATAAGATTCCATGAACCTATAAAACTATGATCCAACACCCAACTTTAGAGTCAGTAACGTGCAACATACTTGAACACCATGCAGAAAAGATTGAGAGGACAATCATCGATGAAATAGTAAGGAAGGAGAATACGTTACCAGCAGCAGAATATAAGGAACTGATTTACCATAAGATTTGTCTTATAATCGCGCTTAGGAAAGTTATAAGTAGTTTGAAATCTTCGATTGTTAACAAAGGGCTTGAGTCATGAGTGAAGAGTTAGAATTTAACGAAGAAGAAGAGAAAGTAGAATCCGAAGGGAATGAGGGGGGTAATAGCAAAGAGGATTTAAAATCCGAACTTGAGGCGCTTAAGGCCAAGTTTGATGCTATGGTTGCAATGATGAGTAATTTCCAACAACAGCAACCAGCATACAATGCTCCTCAATCGCAAGCGCAGCAGATTGCAGGACTTACTCCTGAGCAATTAGAGGAGTACAACCGGAGGTTTTTGGAAAATCCGGTTGAGTCTGTGGCAAAGATTGCAGACGAGGTCAAGAAGCAAACGGAAACCGAGCTAAGAAGAAAGATTGAAGAGGAGCAGCGCGCTGCTCGGTTTTGGACACACTTTAGAACCTCGCACCCTGAGTTTAAAGACATTCCTGACGACGTTTTCGCTATCATCATCCAGAAAGACGCCGGAATCATTGCCTCTATGAAGAAAGAAGAGGACATTTCGCGCCACTTGGAGAAGCGCGCATGGGATCATTTAAAGGAAATGGCCGAGTACTACAAGAAAGCAGCATCCGAGAAACGGAAACCAGCTGTTTCTGATACCGGCGGCACCCCATTTGGCGGCTTATCTTTCACTACCA